CTGAGCCTCAAGACGATCCTGAATGTAATAAGCGTTCATGGCTGAACTCCTGAAAATGGCTGTGAAAATATCGCCCGCGAAATGCCAGGCTGATTAGGAAAACAGGAAAGGGGATTAGTGATTCAGGCCGTTACCGCGTCCATCGAGAAAAACTTCCACGAGCAAATCACGGGTATAAGTGCGCTCGATGCCGCGATGCAGATAAAGCCGTCCGCGTAAATTAGCTGATGCAGTCCAGGTACCATCTTTGTGTTTGACCAGCATTCCTGGCATGACCGCACCTCGATTAACGGTCTGCGTTCCGTAATGTTGATGAACCATAAAAACTCCTGCCCGTAAGCTGGGCTGCTGAACAAATAAGGGGTTGCGCAGTATCTGGCGGTGGATGGCCGCCGGTTGTCATAACTAAGTCGCCTCGTTGAAGCGACTGAGGTATGAAGTGTTGAGTTGATTTCAGCTGGTCACACCGACGTTCACGCGTCCGTTTCACCCCTCGCACTCCCCGAAGCCTGCTGAAATTCAAGCTGCGGATCTAAGCGGTCATCGCAACGGTGAATCAGGTGATTGCCGTATCGTTGTGTTGTTGCGATGAATTCATTTAAAACTATAGTTGTTTTATCGTCAACAACAAAAGTTGTTTTGTTGGTTGTTATAGATATAACTGGTTGTATTTAAGATGGATTTATTTTGTGACTTGCATCGCATAGCGATAACTGAAGGGAGGTTGTGGTGGTTTTTCGAACGGTTTGTGTGATGAGGGGAGGGGACAAAAGAAAACCCGGCGCGGTGGCCGGGTGCAAATGATTAAATTTCTGAGTACAACGCGATAGGTTCTATGAAAAACTCATTTTCTGTTGGTTTACAGAACGTTGACTCGATATTTGCTAATGCATCATTCATGTTCCATGCTGCACTTCGTATATCAATCATTGCTCTTTCTGAGTCTGTATTATTGATTGTATCTTTACCTGATTGCGTTACTATACCAACAATAGTAAATTCTCTGGTCGTTTTTCTGGAGTATAGTTTCACTAACATTTCTGGCGTTAGCTTTAAAAATCCCCGAATTAAGAAAGATGTAAATTTGTAATCATTAATTTTTTGTGATATTTCAAGCTCATCTCCATAAGCATAATTTAAAACAATTGATAGGTTGTCAAAGAAAGCTTTTTTGTTTTTCATGGCACTTTCTTTTATTTGTTCTAATAAATTATCGCGAAGTATTTTTAAATCTTTTTTTACATTTGGCTTTGCTGTCTTATCAGAAATCAAGATGTCAATATTTTCTAATTCATCATGTTTGTGAACATAATGAATAGCATATCCAAGGTCAGTAAAATTTTTAGTGGTATCTTTTAGTTTTTTATAATCATTAATTTCAATAGCACATTTTATTTTTACGAATTGTCCTGATTCAATCTCCTCTGGATAAAAATCCCCAGAGGAGATTGATTTGATGAGTCCTCTATGAAACAGTTCTTTTTCAAATTTCAAGTAATGGTAGTCATGCGGGTTTATAACAGTCGATAGCTTATTTGTATCACTAGTATTACTAGATTTTGTCTGCGTTTTGACCTCGACCGCATCAGAGTTTGATAGCGTTGATGCCTGCTCTTCTACGGCTGATTGAACAACTCCTTCGAATAACTGTGAACTGAGGGAGTAAACTTTTTCGTAATCAATGTAAATTATATTTTTTAACGACATAGTAATACCTGTTATCGATATCTAAGTGCTTTTGCTTTCTCGGCAAAATGCTCACTATTTTTCTTTCTTATGTTTTCAATGGACGCTAGTGCGTCTTTATATTTTTTGAGGTTATTTCTTGAGAGAAATGCAAGATATACAGGAATGATAACTGTTATTATAAAGAGCAAGATCATTAAATAATACATAATCACTCCTTGGTTAAAATATCATTATTTATAATAGCACATTGAACGGAGTTTTGTCCAATATATAGCGATATTAAGCATGTAATTATTACTAGTATCTTGGTGAATGTTAAATCCAAAAGTTCCTCTGCCAACATGCTTATTATGTATATAGTAGAGAAAATCACTATAAAAATAATGGAGAAGGTTGTATTTACTATGAATTTATTTTCACTTTTGAAACTCGGTTTACCAATGCCAAAGTAAATGCTTGATATTTGTATGGCGAAACCAAAGCATACTAACTCAGTAATATTAAAAAGCTCAATGTCTTTTTTTATAATCATGAATGAAATCAATCTAATTATAATTGGGATCGCACCAACTATAACTGTCCCACACCACCACTTAAAATAATCAGCATGTATATTTCCATTCATTGTAATGGCTTCCGTTTTTCCTATAAATATACGCTCATACAATTTGTCCCGTGGCCAACTATATTTGGCCTATCTCACAAACACATAACATTAGCAATAAAACTACCCATGCTTCCTATACGTCTGCGGCATGCTTCCAATGACTTTCCCGAAGATAAACACCCGGTTCATCTCGTCTTTCTCGATCGGGTCCCACGGTGAGTAGCTCTTGTTATCAGAGATGACCAGCAGCTTATCCTTCATCATTTGCAGGCGCTTTACATGGGCTGTGTCGTCGTACAGAAACGCATAGATACCATCACCGTCGAAAGATTTAACTGTGATATCAACGAACAGCAGATCACCAGGTTCGATCGTTCCTGACATGCTGTCACCACGCACGTTAATGATGCGGATATTTTCCGCCTTCCTACCATCGAACATGTGACGAGCATCGTCAAACGAGTACTCAACCGAGCGTAGAACTTCTACAAACTCACGGTTGATGACTCCCGGCCCGGCACTGACTTCTATATCAAGAACGTCAATTTTGAAGTATTTGGAATGGCTGACAGTTGATTGTATTGGTTGCACTGTACTGTCTGACATATTTCCAACGCCAGAAGATAACCATTCTGCGCGCACACCCAAAGCGTTCGCGATCTCCACGATTTTAGTTGTTTGGTTAGCTTTCCCTGTTTCGATTTTCTGAATAGCAGCCTGGCTAACCCCGACCAAATCCCCAAGCGCCTTTTGTGTAAGGCCTCGCGCTAATCTGGCTTCTTTAAGTCTTTCTGAGAGTGTTGTTTTCATAGATCAAATGTACAACCAAGGTTTTATTTCATCAAACGAAAATGGTTGTTGACTAAAAACAACCATAGTTTTAATCTTGATTCGGATTAACCACGGAGGTTGTTATGAACCCAGCAATCAAAACAGCGATCAATATCGTTGGTTCACAAAAGAAACTAGGCGATGCCTGCGAAGTTTCACAGCAGGCCGTCTATAAGTGGCTTCACAACAAAGCAAAGGTATCCCCTGAACATGTCGGCAGCATTGTTACGGCTACTGGTGGAGTTGTGAAGGCATACCAGATTCGCCCGGATCTTCCGAAGTTGTTTCCACACACCGAAAAGAACGCAGCTTAAATTTCCATTTCACGCTCTTTAACAATAAGCAATCAACTTAACAGTCAATTCAAACTAAAGGAGTCAATTATGCAACCACTTACATACCAACAGACTAGCGGATTTATTCCGACTGCGGTGATAAATCGTTCTCAAACAAAACAAGCTCCAGGCCACGAAAAAATCCGTGATGCCGTCCGCGCCTGGTCGGCTGTAGATAATCAGGATGTCGTTGCCGCACTCATTGTGAATGAGTATCGGGAGCAGGGCGACGGCACCATCGATTTCCCTGATGATGTCAGCCGTGCACGCCAGAAGCTGTTCCGCTTCCTCGATAACAAATTCGATTCTGAAAAATACCGAAATAACGTGCGTGAACTGACCCCGGCAATTCTGGCGGTACTACCGCTGGAATATCGCGGCCACCTGGTTGAGCAGGATAGCTTCATGGCTCGGCTGGCTGAAATGGAAAAGGAACTCAGTGAGGCAAAACAGGCTGTCATTCTCAACGCACCACGCCACCAGAAACTGAAGGAGATGAGTGAAGGCATTGTGTCGATGTTTCGTGTGGACCCGGATCTGGCTGGTCCACTGATGGCGATGGTCACCAACATGCTGGGGGCAATATGACAGGTTCGGAAATGGCGAAAGCCGGTCTGCGCGAACAGAACCGACTTTCAGGTGCAAATCGTAACACACTCATTGCGGGAGGAATTATGGCAAACACTGCTGAGATATTCAATTTTCCAGTGCCGGATGTGGCACAAAAGGAGCCGCGCGTGGCAGATCTCGATGATGGTTATACGCGCATTGCAAATGAGTTGCTGGAAGCTGTGATGCTGGCCGGATTAACACAGCACCAGCTTCTGGTCTTCCTGGCTGTCATGCGCAAAACATATGGCTTTAATAAAAAACTGGATTGGGTGAGCAACGAGCAACTTTCCGAGTTGACCGGGATATTGCCGCACAAGTGTTCTGCTGCAAAAAGTGTTCTGGTAAAGCGTGGGATTCTTATTCAGAGCGGGCGGAATATCGGCATCAATAATGTGGTCAGTGAATGGTCAACATTACCCGAATCAGGTAAGAAAAATAAAGTTTACCTGAAAGAGGTAAATTTACCTGAATCAGGTAAGAAAAGTTTACCCAAATCAGGTAAAGGCACTTACCCGAATCAGGTAAACACAAAAGACAAACTAACAAAAGACAATATAAAACCTTATTCGTCCGAGAATTCTGGCGAATCCTCTGACCTGCCAGAAAACGACCTTCCTGTGGTGAAAGCGGATGCTGCGATTCAGAGCGGCAGAAAGTGGGGGACAGCAGAAGACCTGACCGCCGCAGAGTGGATGTTTGACATGGTGAAGACCATCGCGCCATCAGCCAGAAAACCGAATTTTGCAGGGTGGGCTAACGATATCCGTCTGATGCGTGAACGTGATGGACGTAACCACCGCGACATGTGTGTACTGTTCCGCTGGGCCTGCCAGGACAACTTCTGGTCCGGTAACGTGCTGAGTCCGGCCAAACTCCGCGACAAGTGGACCCAGCTCGAAATCAACCGGAACAAGCAACAGGCTGGCGTGACAGTCGGCAAACCAAAACTCGACCTGACAAACACTGACTGGATTTACGGGGTGGATCTATGAAAAACATCGCCGCACAGATGGTTAACTTTGACCGTGAGCAGATGCGTCGGATCGCCAACAACATGCCGGAACAGTATGACGAAAAGCCACAGGTACAGCAGGTAGCGCAGATCATCAACGGTGTGTTCAGCCAGTTACTGGCAACTTTCCCGGCGAGCCTGGCTAATCGTGAGCAGAACGAACTGAACGAAATCCGCCGCCAGTGGGTTCTGGCTTTCCGGGAAAACGGGATCACCACGATGGAACAGGTTAACGCAGGAATGCGCGTAGCCCGTCGGCAGAATCGACCATTCCTGCCATCCCCGGGACAGTTTGTAGCCTGGTGCCGGGAAGAAGCATCCGTTATTGCCGGACTACCAAACACCAGCGAGCTGGTTGATATGGTTTACGAGTATTGCCGGAAGCGTGGCCTGTATCCAGATGCAGAGTCTTATCCGTGGAAATCAAACGCGCACTACTGGCTGGTTACCAACCTGTACCAGAACATGCGGGCCAATGCGCTTACTGATGCGGAATTACGGCGCAAGGCTGCCGATGAACTGGCCTGTATGACCGCGCGAATTAACCGTGGTGAGGCGATACCTGAACCAGTAAAACAACTTCCTGTCACGGGCGGTAGACCTCTAAATCGTGCACAGGCTTTGGCGAAGATCGCAGAAATCAAAGCTAAGTTCGGACTGAAAGGAGCAAGTGTATGACGGGCAAAGAGGCAATTATTTATTACCTGGGGACGTATAAGAGCTTCTGTGCGCAGGACGTTGCCGCGGTAACAGGCGCTACAGTAACCAGCATAAATCAGGCTGCGGCTAAAATGGCGCGGGCAGGAATCTTGGTCATTGATGGTAAGGTCTGGCGAACGGTGTATTACCGCTTCGCTACCAGGGAAGAACGGGAAGGAAAGGTGAGCACGAATCTGATTTTCAAGGAGTGTCGCCAGAGTGCCGCGATGAAACGAGTGTTGGCAGTGTATGGAGATATGAACTTAAACTTGCTGTGACGGTTTTCATCGGTAACACACCATGTAATCTAGCAGTCAGCTTAGAAATAGGAGCGGCAGTTAAAGATTTTTCAGTTAGTAGAAAATTACTGTTATTGCAGGGATCTAATCACCGGAGAGTCGTTCCATTTGTCTTATGATTACCTGATGTCCGTTAGTTCGTTGGTAATCACCGTTTTTGTTAGAGAAGTAAGCATCGCTGACAAAATATTCTCAACGATGCCTGCTTTATTGCCACTACAAATTAATTAAATTGCATCTGCAAACTCTGGGGTTTTTCGCTCAGGTATAATTGATGAGTTGTTGTTGTCACTTTTTTTATTTTCATGATTACGAATAGCCAATGACTCATTAAAGTCTTTTGCGACTGCTGTCTCAATAAATTCAATTTCTGAATCAGAGTGTTTTTTAAGAGCTTCTTTGATCTCATCCAGAGTAACATAGAAAAACTCTTTTCTACGATTTACAAGATTGACTCTCTTTTTATCGAAGACATCATGTAGTTTTTTTTCTAATGATGGAGCGTCCTCCGAATAAATCATAGCATGCACATCAAAAATAAATGGAACAGATGCATCACCGAGCTCATTTACACGGTCTTGCGGATCAAGACGTCGTGTCATGCCTATTTTATAAACATTCTCCCCAAAAGAACCTATGTTCGAAATAATATAAACATGACCTTGTTTGGTTTGTTGTGCCATGGATAATGCTCTTTGATGCTTTGATTCAGCCTGCGACAAACTCTGTTCTAGTTCGGCAATGCGATTTTCGAGGCGTTGCTTCATGTCACCAGTAACTTTTTCCATTTCCTTTCTTGCAGCTTCAATTGCTTTTTTATAACGGCGCTCTTCTGCCTCTGCGTCTTGCATGGCCTTTTCTATTTCTCGTTGTGCACGCTCCTCCTCTCTCATTTGTGCCCTTATTTCTGCCTGTTCTTCTTTTTCTTTCTGTTTTTGCTCACGATATTCATGGGTAAGCCACAATTCCTCAAGTTTTTTATTGAGGTATTTAGTGTTTATATATATGTGATTTTGCTCGTTTAGTTTATTTATGGCCTCAAATGCCTTTGTGATGCGTTCTTCCATTTTAGTGATATTTTTCCACGTGCAATTGCTAATTGCAGCATCACATTCATTATTAAATGCTCTAGTAGTTAACCTGATATTTCTGTCTGTCATTTTTTTACCCTCTGCTCGAGAGCCTTCAACAGTCCATTGGGTTGTACAATATACTGCGCCAGAGTGGGTTTTATCCCGCAGCATTAATTTCTGTTCATCCCTGATGGATTTTATTTTGTTTTTAAATTGCTCTGAATCTTCAAAATTAAAATGAGGTTCGTAAAATCCTAGCTCGGCTAGCTCAACATCTTCTGAATAAATAGAAATTTGCCTTACTAGTTTATCATATATTTCTTTCTTCTCTTTATAAGTTCTTCTTAGCTCTTGGATTTGTTTATTGATACCATCCATTTTTTCAATGGTGTTTGTTAGTTCATTATTGGCATTTTCTTTTGCTTTTTGGGATTCTTCTTTTATTATGGAGCATTCTTGCTCTGTTTTCTCAATAAGCTTCTTACATTCTTCTTCTACATTAAAATAATCTGCAAAGCGAGATTTGTATTCTTCATTTTTTTGATTGCTATCACTTAATTCTAATTGTATTTTTTTGATGCGTTTGATTGCAGCTATATAAAGAACAAGAACAACCAATAAAAATATGATTGCAAGTAATAGTGGAGTTTGAGTCATTCGTGCTATTCCTTACGGACAATTTAAGACGTTTTTATTAAATCCTGTTCAATGTGTATGCGGGTGATTGCCACCGCTTACAATCTTCATAATTATCAGTTAGATAGACTCTCTAGTAAATAATTTCATTTTTTGCAATATTCTTGTTTAATATTTCAATTTATGAAATGAACTCTTTATCCTTTCAAGGCGAAAGGTTTCTTCTTCGGAAATATTTGCTCTCGTGTGACGTATAAAGACCTTTGATTTTCAAAAATCAGTAGGGAATAATATAGTTACTGTCGGCCTGAACACCCGGTGGTGGGGTTGCGCTAAACGGGGACGTTTATGCGCACATACAATCCAAACTCTCTTCTCCCTTCACAGATGCAGAAATGCACCTGCAATTCTTTGCATCTAGCGTTTGACCTCTGCGGAGGTGAAGCGTGAACCTCCCACAAGACGGTATCAAATTGCATCGCGGTAACTTCACCGCTATCGGTCAGCAGATCCAGCCTTATCTGGAGGACGGAAAATGCTTTCGCATGGTGCTTAAACCGTGGCGCGAGAGACGCAGTCTTTCCCAGAATGCACTCAGCCACATGTGGTACAGCGAAATCAGCGAGTACCTCATCAGCAGGGGGAAAACGTTCGCTACTGCAGTATGGGTAAAAGATGCACTCAAACACACTTATCTCGGTTATGAAACCAAAGAACTGGTTGATGTCGTAACCGGTGAAATCACCACCATTCAGTCATTACGTCATACCTCCGATCTCGATACCGGAGAGATGTATGTCTTCCTGTGTAAGGTTGAAGCCTGGGCGATGAATATTGGCTGCCACCTGACTATTCCGCAGAGCTGCGAGTTCCAGCTGCTGCGCGACAAGCAGGAGGCGTAATGGCTACACCGCTTATTCGTGTCATGAACGGACACATCTACAAAGTACCAAATCGTCGTAAGCGTAAACCTGAGCTGAAGCCATCCGAAATACCAACTCTGCTCGGATATACCGCCAGCCTGGTTGATAAAAAATGGTTGCGACTGGCAGCAAGGAGGAATCATGGCTGATTTGAGAAAAGCAGCGCGTGGTCGGGAATGCCAGGTAAGAATCCCTGGCGTATGTAATGGCAATTCTGAAACGTCTGTACTGGCACATATCCGGCTGGCTGGATTGTGCGGTACCGGTATCAAACCGCCAGACCTGATTGCCACCATCGCATGTTCTGCCTGTCACGACGAAATCGACCGCCGCACACATTTTGTCGATGCTGAGTATGCAAAAGAATGCGCGCTGGAAGGTATGGCGAGAACACAGGTTATCTGGCTGAAAGAGGGGGTTATTAAGGCGTGAATACCTACAGCATCACATTACCCTGGCCTCCGAGCAATAATCGCTATTACCGCCATAATCGCGGGCGCACGCACGTCAGCGCAGAGGGGCAGGCATACCGCGATAACGTCGCCCGAATCATTAAAAACGCAATGCTGGATATCGGCCTGGCTATGCCTGTGAAAATCCGCATTGAGTGCCACATGCCGGATCGCCGTCGCCGTGACCTGGATAATCTGCAAAAAGCCGCTTTTGACGCACTCACCAAAGCAGGTTTCTGGCTGGATGATGTTCAGGTCGTTGATTACCGTGTTGTGAAGATGCCCGTTACCAAAGGTGGGAAGCTGGAGCTGACCATCACTGAACTGGGGAATGAATGATGTTTGAGTCTTATATGGCAGAACGTCTTCGCCACCGCTGGATGCGCCTGCGCTTATATCGTTTCCCCGGTTCTGTTTTGACCGATTACCGGATACTGAAGAATTACGCCAAAACACTGAAAGGAGCTGCCGCATGAATACCCAATATTTACAGTATGTCCGCGAGCAACTCATTGTGGCTACTGCTGATTTGAGCGGAGCAACGAAAGGCCAGCTTGAAGCCTGGCTGGAGCATGCACAATTTGATACTGGTACATATAAACGAAAGAAGCCGCGCATTCTGGATGAGGTAACGGGCAAGATGATTACGCTGGATAATCCGCCGATTTCCGGTAAGCAGTCGTACGCAAAAGGTTCATCCATTGCACTGGTCAGCCAGGTTGAGTTCTCAACATCTTCATGGCGCCGCGCGGTTCTGTCTCTCGAAGAACATCAGAAAGCGTGGTTGCTGTGGAGTTACAGCGAAATTGTTCGCTGGGAACATCAGGTCACCATAACGCAGTGGGTATGGAACGAGTTTAAGGCTCTGTTAGGTACAAGAAAAATTGCCAGTAAGACACTGGAACGCTTAAAGAAGTTGATCTGGCTGGCGGCACAGGATGTGAAGAACGAGCTGGCAGGGCGTAAGACCTATGAATACCAGGAGCTGGCATCACTGGTGGGAGTGACATCAAAAAACTGGTCTGAGACATTTACTGAACGCTGGGTTGCAATGAAGCACATTTTTCTACAGCTTGATAGCCAAGCTTTATTGCTTTTAACGAAAACACGTTCAAAACAAAAGACGACATTTTCACAGCAAAGTATTGCAAAACTGGATTAAAAAGCATATATTTCGTGTAAATCTGATATTTTGCCAATGTTGTACGCACTGGCAGTAATCCAAATTCAAGCTCGAGGTTTAAAGCCTTGGGCTTTTCTGTTTCTGGGCGGTGAGTATCCTTCCGACGTACCCCAGCCAGGGTGTCTTCAGCTGTTGAGTTGATATTGCTTAACCCTCTGTTGCCAGCTACATGCTGGCTTTTTTATTCCAGGCTTGCGGGGAGCATCAACTCCGTGCTTTGTCGTTAAATTACCCCGTGAGCCTGATTTCTGACATTTAACGTCCCGGCCTTTTGTCGGCGGCGAAACATTGGCTATTCATATGCACGAAAAAGAGAGCCTTGCCGGAGCGTTCTGGCTCGTTTTGCTGATCATCGCAGGTTGGGGCGGTCTGGTCCGCTACCTGATAGATGTGAAGCAGAGTAAAGCAACGTGGAGTTGGATAAATGCTCTGGCTCAGATAGTGGTATCAGGATTCACCGGTGTTATTGGTGGCCTGATCAGCATCGAAAGTGGATTCAGTATTTACATGATTCTCGCGACAGCGGGGATTAGTGGTGCGATGGGTTCGGTTGCACTGACGTACTTCTGGGAACGACTGATAGGGGTGAAAAATGCAAAATCTTAATCCTCAGCGTAAGGCTTTCCTCGATATGGTGGCATGGTCAGAAGGAACGGATAACGGGCGACAACCGACACGTAATCACGGTTATGATGTTATTGTTGGCGGCGAACTGTTTACTGATTACTCTGATCACCCTCGCAAACTTGTCACGTTAAACCCCAAACTCAAATCAACAGCCGCCGGACGTTATCAGCTTCTTTCCCGTTGGTGGGATGCTTACCGTAAACAGCTTGGTTTGAAAGACTTCTCCCCCAAAAGCCAGGACGCAGTGGCATTGCAGCAGATTAAAGAGCGTGGCGCTTTACCTATGATTGATAGCGGCGATATTCGTCAGGCAATCGACCGTTGCAGCAATATATGGGCTTCATTACCCGGTGCAGGTTACGGTCAGTATGAACATAAAATCGGTGACCTGATTGCCCGATTTAAAGAGGCTGGTGGGGTGGTAAATGAAGTTGAGTTATAAGCTGACTATCTCTGCTTTCTTCTTTACTGTTATTGGCTCTTTCATCTGGTCAGCGAATCACTACTACAGCAAATATCAGCACGAAAAGAAACGTGCTGATGAGGCTGTACAAAATGCCAAATCGGCAACTGCCATTACCAATAACGTCCTGCAATCACTGCAAATCGTCAATACAGTACTGGAGGCTAACCAGCATGCAAAACAGCAGATCGCACTGGAGTCACAGAGAACCCAGGAAGATATCAAAATGGCTGTTGCGGATGATGATTGTGCTTCACGTGCTGTGCCTGCTGCCGCTGCTGACCGGTTGCGGAAGTACGCGGACAGTTTACGTGAGCGTTCCGGTGGCACCACTGCCACCCAGCCTGACTTCTGATACTCCTGTACCGTTTATACCTAATCCGCTGACGTATGGTGCCAGTCTGGAGCTGAATGTGAGTCTGTTGTCTGCGCTGGCTAACTGCAATCGGGATAAAGCTGATATTCGTAAAATAGATGCAGAGAGAACTAACCATTAAGCAATAAAATTGTCAAATTAATCAGTTGTCAAATGAATATACGTTAAAGGTATATGTCGACATAATTTCACCAAGTACCTCAATACATACACTTTTTTTATGAAAATTACTGGGAAATGAACTTAGCTCCTCAAGACATTGCACATAAGTGCTGATATCACTTGCATCACGTTCAAGGAATTTCACTTGACCAAAAGAAGGAGTTTTAATCTTGGTTCTTTGCTGGATTATATGGATAAAGTGTGTAGTTGGTGAAACTATTACTCTTGAAATATCGGAAATGATGTCTTCTTGAACTTGCCGATAAAGTAAATCCTTTGGGTAATGGTGTTTTATCTCGATGGTTGCAACATTGCCATTATGTTCAGACGTTAATATCGACTGGTTATAAAGTGATATGTCAACAGCGCCGATACCGAGTTTTGGATGCTCACTTAAAGCAGTTAGTGTGCTGATTTGATTGAGTATAACAACTAACTCATCACGTATTTGTGTTTCATGTTTGCGATTGTAGAAGTAGCCATTCAGTTCATTTAACTTTTTATGCATCCTATCGTGACTAATTGCTTCGATCAGTAAATCCTGAATCATACTTTTCTCTAGGTAATCCGAACGGTTGTAAGTGACAGTATTGTGCTGGCATGTCATTAATATGTAAAGGTATTGTGAATGCCAGAAAGATAACGAAGTATCATCGATAGAAAAACTTTACAGCCCACTCGTAAACAGCTTTGTAAATCGGTTCATGGTAAATACTATCGATACTATTCAGATGTGCGATCATCGCCTCCACAGTTGTAGTGGTTGTTTCTAATATTTCGATTATTGCAGGGCGGTCATCATCTTCATCGAAGTATTCGAACAGCAGTACAGGTTTACCATGCAATTCAGCATCTGAGACTCTAAGGTTACAACTACCGCTCAACTCAAAGTGAATTTTGTAATTACCTTCTACAGAATGGCCTACGGGGAAAAAGTATAGGGTGTCATCTTTGTTCAAAAGCCATTCCCATTCATAACTATTCATTTGTGAACTCCTGTTCATTGAGTTTCAACAACTATCAACTACATCCAGCGAAGCATAAAAGATCGTTTATGGCAAAACCGGAATGGAGTGCGATTCGATTCTGAGAAGGGTGCCACGTATCGTACGCGAACCATCCAAGAGGATTATGCAATGCCCCTACGAACCCCAAAAGCCTGCCGCGTTCGCGGCTGCCGTAATACCACTACAGACCCGTCAGGCTACTGCGAAAGCCACAAAAACGAAGGCTGGAAACAATACAAGCCGGGGCAATCTCGTCATCAGCGCGGTTATGGTTCGAAGTGGGATGTTATCCGCGCGCGTGTGCTGAAGCGTGACAAAGGTTTATGTCAATTATGTCTGCATGCTGGTGTGGTGGGTGAGGCGAAAACCGTTGACCACATCATTCCCAAAGCGCATGGCGGCACCGATGCCGACAGTAACCTGCAGAGTCTGTGCTGGCCGTGTCATAAGGCGAAGACGGCCCGTGAACGGCTGAAGTAAGAACCAGTTCCCATTGCCAGAGGGGAGGGGCGGGTCAAATCCCTGTGACCTGACGTCTTCCGGACTGCCCGCCCCATCGTTTTTTTATACCCGCGAAAAATGAAATTTAACCAGGAGTGCCGCATATGGCTGGAACGGCGGGGCGTTCCGGGCGTCGCCCCAAGCCAACGGCGCGCAAGGCGCTGGCCGGAAACCCCGGCAAGCGAGCCCTGAATAAAGATGAACCTGTTTTTACGCCCATCAAAGGTGTTGAGCCACCGGAGTGGTTCGCTGAAGAAGATCTCCCTCTCGCCACGATCATGTGGCAATTGACAACTAAAGAACTTTGCGGTCAGGGCCTGCTGTGCGTGACTGACCTCGCGGTGCTTGAGCGGTGGTGTGTGGCCTATGAGTTCTGGCGACGTGCCGTGAAAAATATTGCCAGACAGGGCAACACCATCACCGGTGCAATGGGCGGTATGGTCAAAAATCCTGAACTGACCGCCAAAAAAGAACAGGAGTCCGAGATGAGCAGCACGGGGGCAATGCTCGGACTCGACCCCAGCAGCCGCCAGCGTCTGATTGGCCTAGCGGGGCAGAAGAAAGCTACTAACCCGTTTCTGAAAATCATCGAATCATGAGCCGGAAATCTTACCCCAACGTAAATGCTGCCAATCAGTATGCCCGGGATGTCTTTCGCGGAAAGATTGTGGCCTGCCAGTTTGTGATTCAGGCCTGCCAGCGCCATCTTGATGACCTGATGGCGGAAAAAAGTAAGTCGTTTCGTTACCGCTTCGACAAGGACCTGGCTGAACGAGCCGCCAAATTTATTCAGCTGTTGCCGCACACCAAGGGTGAGTGGGCATTCAAGAGGATGCCCATCACGCTGGAGCCGTGGCAGCTCTTTGTGATCTGCTGTGCGTTTGGCTGGGTCAATAAAGGCTCCCGGCTGCGCCGCTTCCGGGAGGTGTATACCGAAATCCCCCGTAAGAACGGCAAATCGGCAATCTCTGCCGGTGTCGCCCTGTATTGTTTTGCCTGTGATAACGAGTTTGGCGCGGAAGTGTATTCCGGTGCCACGACAGAGAAACAGGCGTGGGAAGTCTTTCGCCCGGCGCGACTGATGTGTAAACGCACGCCCATGCTGACGGAAGCGTTCGGGATTGAGGTTAACGCCTCAAACATGAACCGTCCGGAGGATGGCGCGCGGTTTGAACCGCTGATCGGTAACCCCGGTGATGGATCATCACCCCACTGTGCGGTGGTGGATGAATATCACGAGCACGCCACCGATGCGCTTTACACCACGATGCTTACCGGGATGGGGGCGCGACGTCAGCCACTGATGTGGGCCATTACTACTGCCGGGTACAACATTGAGGGGCCGTGCTACGACAAGCGGCGGGAAGTCATCGAGATGCTCAACGGCTCGGTGCCCAACGATGAACTGTTCGGGATCATCTATACCGTTGATGAAGGTGACGACTGGACCGACCCGCAGGTGCTGGAAAAAGCCAATCCAAATATTGGCGTGTCGGTTTATCGCGAATTTTTGTTAAGTCAGCAGCAGCGTGCGAAAAATAACGCCCGTCTGGCAAACGTCTTTAAAACAAAACACCTCAATATCTGGGTGTCGGCGCGTTCGGCGTATTTCAACCTGGTGAGCTGGCAGAGCTGCGAGGATAAATCACTGACCCTTGAGCAGTTCGAGGGGCAGCCGTGCATTCTGGCCTTTGACCTGGCGCGTAAGCTGGATATGAACAGCATGGCGCGACTTTATACCCGCGAGATTGACGGTAAAACGCATTACTACAGTGTGGCCCCGCGTTTCTGGGTACCGTATGACACGGTGTACAGCGTCGAGAAAAATGAAGATCGCCGGACAGCCGAACGCTTTCAGAAATGGGTGGAAATGGGCGTCCTGACCGTTACCGATGGTGCAGAGGTGGATTATCGCTACATCCTCGAAGAGGCCAAAGCAGCGAACAAAATCAGCCCGGTCAGCGAGTCACCCATCGACCCCTTCGGGGCGACCGGGCTGTCACATGACCTTGCTGATGAAGACCTGAATCCCATCACCATCATTCAGAACTACACCAACATGTCCGACCCGATGAAAGAGCTGGAAGCGGCAATTGAATCGGGGCGCTTTCATCATGACGGCAATCCCATCATGACCTGGTGTATCGGCAACGTGGTCGGCAAAACCATTCCGGGTAACGATGATGTGGTGAAGCCCGTCAAAGAGCAGGCGGAAAACAAAATCGATGGTGCAGTTGCGCTGATTATGGCGGTTGGCAGAGCCATGCTGTATGAGAAAGAAGACACGCTGTCCGACCACATTGAGTCCTACGGGATCCGCTCGCTTTAACTGAGGTAATTATGATCATGCTGATTCTCGCGCCTCTGGTGGGCGTGCTGGGGGTGCTTTTGCTGGCGTATGGTGCCTGGCTGATTTATCCCCCGGCGGGGTTTGTTGTTGCCGGGGCGTTGTGCCTGTTCTGGTCGTGGCTGGTAGCGCGATATCTCGACCGTACACAGATGTCTGTTGGTGGAGGTAAATAGTGTTCTTTTCGGGATTATTTCAACGAAAAAGTGACGCACCGGTGACCACGCCAGCAGAGCTGGTGGATGCTATCGGGCTGTCATACGACACCTATACCGGAAAGCAGATCAGCAGCCAGAGGGCCATGCGACTGACGGCGGTTTTTTCCTGCGTCAGGGTGCTGGCGGAGTCGGTCGGGATGTTGCCCTGCAACCTGTATCACCTGAACGGCAGCCTGAAGCAGAGAGCCACTGGCGAACGTCTGCATAAGCTGATCTCCACGCATCCCAATGGCTATATGACGCCGCAGGAGTTCTGGGAGCTGGTGGCCACCTGTCTGTGCCTACGGGGAAACTTTTACGCCTACAAAGTGAAAGCATTTGGCGAAGTGGCTGAACTGCTGCCCGTCGATCCCGGCTGTGTGGTACCGAAGCTTAACAGTAGCTGGGAGCCGGTCTATCAGGTCACATTCCCGGATGGCTCCACGGATGTACTGAGCCAGGAGGATATCTGGCATGTGCGCACGCTGACGCTGGACGGACTGGTGGGGCTGAATCCCATCGCCTATGCCCGCGAGGCAATATCGCTGGCGGCAGCGACCGAAGAGCACGGGGCCAGACTGTTCAGCAATGGCGCGGTGACGTCGGGTGTGTTGCGTACAGAGCAGACGCTGTCAGATCAGGCTTACGAGCGCCTGAAGAAAGATTTTGAGGAGCGTCACACCGGGCTTGGCAATGCTCACCGCCCGATGATCCTTGAGATGGGGCTGGACTGGAAGTCGATGGCGCTGAACGCCGAGGACAGCCAGTTCCTGGAAACCCGCAAGTTTCAACTTGAAGAAATCTGTCGTCTGTTCCGGGTACCGTTGCACATGGTGCAGAACACCGATCGCGCCACCTTCAACAATATCGAAGAACTGGGGCTCGGATTTATCAACTATTCACTGGTGCCGTATCTGACCCGCATTGAGCAGCGGATCAACACCGGACTGGTACGAAAAAGTAAGCAGGGTGTTTATTACGCCAAATTTAACGCCGGGGCGTTACTGCGCGGGGATATGAAGTCCCGTTTTGAAGCCTACGCCACCGGGATTAACTGGGGAATTTACTCTCCCAATGACTGCCGCGACCTGGAAGATATGAATCCGCGTCCCGGTGGTGATGTCTATCTCACACCGATGAACATGACCACGAAACCCTCCGATGGCAGTAAAGCCGGTAAGCAGAAGGATAACGCCAATGCAGACGAAACAACGTCTTGATGTACCGCTGAGTCTGAAATCTGTCAGTGACTCCGGTGAGTTTGAAGGGTATGGCTCCGTCTTTGGTGTAAAGGACAGCCACGATGATGTGGTGATGTCCGGGGCATTTGCTGCTTCCCTGCGGGCGTGGAGTGACAGAAAAGCGTTACCTGCGCTGCTCTGGCAGCACCGCATGGATGAACCCATCGGTGTTTACACCGAAATGAAGGAAGACGATGTCGGGCTTTACGTCAGGGGACGGTTGCTTATTGATGATGATCCCCTCGCAAAACGCGCACATGCACACATGAAGGCCGGTTCGTTAACCGGCCTTTCTATTGGGTACGTCCTGAAAGACTGGGAATACGACCGGAGCAAAGAAGCCTTTCTGCTGAAAGAAATCGACCTCTGGGAAGTCAGCCTGGTGACGTTCCCGTCTAACGACGAGGCGCGGATCAGCGACGTCAAGAACGCACTGGCCCGCGGGGAAATCCCCGAACAGAAAAAAATCGAAAGAGTCCTGCGTGATGTCGGACTCTCCCGTACCCAGGCCAAAGCATTCATGGCCGGGGGCTATGGCGCACTGTCCCTGCGCGACGCTGAGGATGTGGGCTCTGCACTGAATGCACTGAAAAATCTGAACTTCTAATCAGGAGAAATACGATGGCGGTTGATATTAAAGATGTCGAACAGGTCGCGCAGGAGCTGCAGCAGAAGTTTGACGACTTCAAAGCAAAGAACGACAAGCGCGTGGATGCGATTGAGCAGGAAAAAGGCAAGCTTGCCGGGCAGGTGGAAACCCTGAACGGGAAACTCAGCGAGCTGGAAAACCTCAAAAGCGATCTTGAAAAAGAGCTGCTTGAGCTGAAACGTCCGGCAGGTGGTGCGCAAAATAAACTGGCCACCGAGCATAAAGAAGCGTTTGTGGGCTTCCTGCGTAAAGGCCGTGAAGATGGTCTGCGCGATCTGGAGCGCAAGGCATTACAGGTGGGCACCGATGAAGACGGCGGCTATGCCGTGCCGGAAGCACTGGATCGCAACATTCTCACCCTGCTGAAAGATGAAGTGGTGATGCGCCAGGAAGCCACGGTGATCACCGTTGGTGGTTCCGACTACAAAAAACTGGTGAATCTGGGCGGCACGGCTTCCGGATGGGTTGGCGAGACTGACGCGCGCTCCCAGACTGCCACCTCAAAACTGGGCCTGATTGAACCTTTCATGGGGGAAATCTACGGTAACCCGCAGGCCACCCAGAAAATGCTGGATGATGCCTTTTTCAACGTGGAAGCATGGATCAACAGCGAGCTGGCAACCGAATTTGCCGAACAGGAAGAAATTGCCTTTACCACCGGCGATGGTACCAAGAAGCCGAAAGGGTTCCTGGCGTATGAATCCACGGATGAAACCGATAAGGTCCGGGCGTTCGGCAAACTTCAGCATATTGTATCCGGCGACGCGACGGCGGTGACCGCAGACGCCATTATCAAACTGATTTACACGCTGCGTAAGGCACACCGCACCGGCGCGAAGTTCATGATGAACAACAATAGCCTGTTTGCCATCCGTCTGCTGAAAGACAGCGAGGGTAACTATCTGTGGCGTCCGGGGCTGGAGCTGGGGCAGCCGTCCTCTCTGGCGGGTTACGGTATCGCTGAAAACGAACAGATGCCGGATATCGCCGCTGATGCGAAAGCCATTGCATTTGGTAACTTCAAACGGGGTTACACCATCGTTGACCGTATCGGCACCCGCATTCTGCGTGACCCGTACACCAATAAACCGTTTGTCGGTTTTTATACCACCAAGCGCACCGGCGGGATGCTGGTCGATTCGCAGGCCATCAAACTGCTGAAGATTGCAGCGGCGTAATCACTCAGGGGCGCGGAACCGCGCCCCCTGTTCTGACGGGTGAAGAATCATGATCCTGAAACAAGATCTGAAATGGTCACCGGACGGTATGCGTGTTGAGGTCATTCGGGCCGGTGAGTATGACGACGGGGCGCTTCCTGCCCGGGTGCAGGAGATTGCACTTCAGGCCGGGTTAGCAGAGCGCGGAATCAGTGCAAAAAGCAGTAAAGCGGCAAAAGAGAAAAAAGCCACGACCAGTAAAGAGGGCTGAGTATGCTTCTGACAATGGAAGAGATTAAAGCCCAACTCCGGCTGGATGAGGATTTCGATGCTGATGACCGCCATCTGCAACTGCTGGCCTGTGCGGCGCAAAAGCGGACGGAAACGTATCTGAACCGGAAGCTCTATGCACCGGATGAAACCATTCCGGACAGCGATCCAGACGGGCTGCACCTGCCGGATGATATTCGCCTGGGGATGCTGATGCTTATCAGCCATTTTTACGAAAACCGCTCGTCGGTTACGGAAGTGGAGAAACTCGACATGCCGCAGAGTTTTGGCTGGCTTGTCGGCCCGTACAGGTACTTTCCGCAATGAAAATTCGTCAGGCGCAGACCAGCGCAACCTACATTCTGCCGGACCCCGGTGAACTGAATAAACGCGTCCTGATCCGCCAGCGGGTGGATATGCCCGCGGATAACTTTGGTGTGGAGTCTCAATACCCGGTTACGTTCCAGACATGGGCGAAGGTTATCCAGACCAGTGCCACCACCTGGCAGGAAACCGCGCAGACCGGGGACGCCATCACCCATTACATCACCATTCGCTACCGCCGGGGGATCACTGCTGATTATGAGGTGGTCTGTGATGACAGTGTGTACCGGGTGAAACGTCAGCGCGATCTGAACGGGGCGCGGCGCTTTCTGCTGCTGGAGTGTACGGAGCTGGGCGAATATAGGCAGAGTCATGGAGGCAACAATGACGACTTCCTTTTTGCACGTTGATTTTCAGCAGCCCGCGGAGATGCGCTTTAACCGCGCCCGTGTCCGGCGGGCGTTTGTCACGATTGGTCAGCGTCATATGCGTGATGCCCGTCGGCTGGTGATGCGCCGTGCGCGGTCGGCACCGGGTGAAAACCCCGGTTATCAGACCGGACGCCTGGCACGTTCGATTGGGTATATGGTACCCAGAGCCAGTAAACATCGCCCTGGTTTTATGGCACGTATAGCCCCTAACCAGCGTAATGGAGAGGGAAACCGCCGTATCACCGGTGATTTTTATCCGGCTTTTTTGTTCTATGGCGTGAGGCGAGGGGCAAAGCGTCGTCGCAGCCATCATCGTGGTGCATCCGGTGGCAGCGGCTGGCGACTGGCTCCACGTAATAACTTCATGGTGGAAACGCTTGAAAAGAACCGCAGCTGGACACGCTATTTTCTGGCGCGGGAATTACGTAAATCACTGAAGCCGGAGCGACGACGCAGATGAAACTGACGCCTGTTATTGCTGCGCTGCGTGCCCGCTGCCCGTATTTTGAAAACCGGGTGGCAGGCGCGGCACAGTTCAAAAATCTGCCGGAGGTCGGAAAGCTGAGACTCCCGGCGGCGTATGTGGTACCGGGTGATGACTCTCCGGGAGAAAACAAAAGCCAGACCGACTACTGGCAGGAGCTGAAAGAGGGTTTCTCCGTGGTTGTCATACTGAGTAACGGGCGTGATGAGCGCGGTCAGTTTGCCTCGTATGATGTGGTGGACGATGTCCGGCAGATGCTCTTTAAGGCCATTCTGAGCTGGAACCCGGAAGCGTGCGGTAACCCGATTACTTATGACGGCGGCACGCTGCTGGATCTGAATCGTCATGAGCTGATTTATCAGTTCGATTTTTCGGTCATCAGCGAGCTGACCGAAGACGATACCCGCCAGCAGGATGACCTGAACAGTCTGGATGAACTGCGAACGCTGGCGATTGATGTTGATTATCTCGATCCCGGTAACGGGCCTGACGGCGATATCGAACATCACACCGAAATAACCCTTCCTTCCTGAGAATCTTCATGTTTGTGAAACCTGTTAAAGGGCGGTCAGTTCCTGACCCTGCCCGCGGCGACCTTTTGCCCGCCGAGGGGCGAAATGTTGATGAGAACAACTACTGGCTGCGCCGTGAAGCAGCGGGTGATATCCGGCGCGTGAATAAAAAGGTGAATACCGATGACGATAAGCTTTAACACCATTCCGTCGAATACGCTGGTTCCGATTTTTTATGCGGAAATGGATAACTCGGCGGCGAATACTGCACAGGACAGCGGAGCATCGCTGCTGATTGGTCATGCCAATAACGGTGCAGAGATTGTTGCCAACAGTCTGGTGCTGATGCCATCGGCAGACTATGCACGCCAGATTTGTGGTGCGGGAAGTCAGCTGGCGCGTATGGTCGAGGCTTATCGCCAGACCGACCCGTTTGGTGAACTGTATGTGATTGCCGTTCCTGAATCCACGGGCGCGGCGGCAACAGTTACGCTGACGGTGACCGGCGCGGCAACCGAAACCGGCACGGTGAATGTTTATGTGGGACGTACCCGCGTGCAGGCACCGGTGACCAACGGCGATAACGTCGCGACGATTGCCAGCAGTATCAAAGATGCCATCAATGCCGTTCCGACCCTGCCGTTTACTGCCTCATCTTCGGCAGGCGTGGTCACACTGACCGCGCGTCATAAGGGGCTTTGCGGGAATGAAATTCCTGTCAGCCTCAATTACTACGGCTTTGGTGGGGGCGAAGTGCTGCCAGCGGGCGTACAGATTGCCGTGGCGACGGGTACCGCCGGAACGGGCGCTCCTGTTCTCACCGGCGCGGTGGCTGCAATGGCGGATGAGCCGTTTGATTATATCGGCCTGCCGTTCAACGACACAGCCTCCGTTAACACGCTGGTGACCGAGATGAACGATACCAGCGGTCGCTGGAGCTATGCGCGTCAGCTGTATGGTCATGTGTATACGGCAAAGATCGGCACGCTGTCAGAACTGGTGACCGCAGGTGACCAGTTTAACCAGCAGCACATTACCCTGGCGGGATACGAAAAAGAGACCCAGACGCCTGCCGACGAGCTGGCGGCAAGCCGTACCGCCCGCGCAGCGGTGTTTATTCGCAACGATCCGGCACGTCCCACGCAGACCGGTGAGCTGGTGGGTATGCTGCCTGCGCCGAAGGGGAAACGGTTCACGATGACCGAACAACAGACCCTGCTGTCTCATGGCGTGGCAACGGCGTATGTCGAAAGCGGGGTACTGCGCATTCAGCGTGATGTCACCACGTACAGGAAAAACGCTTACGGGGTTGCGGATAACAGCTACCTCGACAGTGAGACACTGCATACCAGCGCGTATGTACTGCGCAAACTGAAATCCGTCATTACCAGTAAGTACGGGCGTCACAAGCTTGCCAGTGACGGTACCCGCTTTGGTCCCGGTCAGGCGATTGTCACCCCGGCGGTGATCAAAGGGGAACTGCTGGCAACCTACCGTCAGCTTGAGCGTGCGGGGATCGTGGAAAACTACGAACTGTTTAAGCAGTACCTGGTTGTGGAGCGTGATGCCAGCGATCCGAACCGCCTGAACACGCTGTTCCCGCCTGACTATGTTAACCAGTTGCGTGTCTTTGCCGTGGTTAACCAGTTCCGTCTTCAGTATTCAGAGGAGTCTGCATAATGGCCCGTATCGGGGGAACCTGTTATTTCAAAATTGACGGTCAGCAGCTATCGCTGACCGGCGGCATTGAGGTGCCCATGAACAGGACGGTCAATGATGACATCATCGGCCTGGACGGTTCAGTGGACCGCAAGGAAACTCACCGTGCGCCTTATGTCAAAGGGACCTTCAAGGTGCCGAAGAATTTTCCGGTGAGCAAAATCACCTCGTCTGATGAGATGACCATCACTGCCGAGCTGGCAAACGGTCAGGTCTATGTACTGTCGTCTGCCTGGCTGCACGGCGAAGCGAACCATAATGCCGAAGAAGGCACGGTCGATCTTGAGTTCCACGGTGAAGAAGGGGATTACCAGTAATGAAAGAGCTTGAGTTAAAGAAACCGATTACCGCTCATGGCGAGACACTCTCCGTACTGGAGTTTGATGAGCCCACCGGGAAAGATGTCCGCGAGCTGGGATATCCCTACCAGATGAATCAGGATGAGTCCGTCAGACTTCTGGCGCATGTGGTATCGAAATACATCGTGCGGCTGGCGAAAGTGCCGCAAAGCTCTGTCGACCAGATGTCTCCGGCAGACCTGAATGCAGCGGCGTGGCTTGTGGCCGGTTTTTTCCTCCAGGCCTGACGGCTGAATACCTCACTGATCGCTTCTTTGACTGCGCCAGTTACTGGCGCATTAATCCCTTCGAATTGCTGAATATGCCGATCAGTGAAATTCCCTTGCTGGTCAGTCAGGCAAACAGGATAGAGCAGGAGAAACGCACACATGGCTGAATTTGAGCTTAAGGCGTTGATCACCGGTGTCGACAGGCTTTCTCCCGCGCTGTCGAAAATGCAAAAGAAAATCCGGGGATTTAAACGCCAGGCGGAAGAAGCGTCACAGGGTGGGCTGGCGCTTGGTGGCGGACTGGCAGCGGGTCTGACGCTTTCCCTGAAATCTTATGCCGATCAGGAAAACGCCGCCACCGGGCTGAAAGTCGCCATGATGGATGCGAACGGCGAGGTTGGAAAGAGCTTTCAGGACATCAATAAACTGGCTATTGGCCTGGGTAACCAGCTACCCGGTACAACGGCTGATTTCCAGAACATGATGCAGATGCTGGTGCGTCAGGGGATCCCGGCAGAAAACATTCTTGGTGGTGTGGGTAAAGCGACAGCTTATCTTGCGGTACAACTGAAAAAAACACCGGAAGCGGCTGCTGAGTTTGCTGCAAAGATGCAGGATGCTACCGGAACGGCGTCAGAAGACATGATGGGGCTGTTCGACACTATCCAGAAGGCGTTTTATCTGGGCGTTGATGATACCAACATGTTGTCCTTCTTCACTAAAACCAGTTCTGTTCTGAAAATGGTGAATAAGGACGGTCTTCAGGCTGCACAGAGTCTTGCCCCCATCAGTGTCATGATGGATCAGATGGGGATGAACGGGGAGTCGGCAGGTAATGCCCTGCGAAAAGTTATCCAGTCCGGATTAAGCGTTAAGAAAATCAGGGACGTCAATAAAATCATGGCCCGCCAGAAACTCGGGGTACAGCTCGATTTTACTGATGGCAAAGGGAGTTTTGGCGGTCTTGATAACATGTTCAGGCAACTGGCAAAGCTGCGAAAACTGACCGACGTTAAGCGAACCGGTGTACTTAAGGCAATATTTGGTGATGATGCCGAAACCCTTCAGGTGGTCAATGCGCTGATCGATAAAGGAAAGGATGGCTACGATCAGATCCAGCAGAAGATGAATAAACAGGCCAGCCTGAATAAACGTGTTCAGGCTCAGCTTGGTACGCTGTCCAACCTGTGGGAGGCAATGACGGGGACCGCAACTAACGGCCTTGCGGCTATTGGCGGCGCATTTTCTGGTGACGCTAAAAATATCACGCAATGGCTGGGGGAGTTAGGGGAAAAATTCACGAAGTTTGCGGATGAAAATCCCCGGGTTATTCGCGGCGTCGTCGGGCTTGCTGCCGGTCTTGCGATTCTGAAACTGGGATTGATGGGCGTTGGCGGTGCCATCAGTATTGTCAGCAGGATCATGTCGATGACGCCGATTGGCATGATTGCGACGGCGATAGCCCTGGCTGCGGGATTAATTATCACTAACTGGGATGTTGTCGGACCTTATTTTAAGAAACTCTGGGAAACCATTGGTCCTTATTTTGAGACTGGCTGGGAACTTCTTAAGAAGGTTTTTGCCTGGTCGCCGCTGGGGATGGTGATCAATAACTGGGGACCGGTTGTTAAGTGGTTTCAGGATATGTGGGACAAGCTGAAGCCAATTATTGAGTGGTTTACCGACAGTTCCGGTGACACGGTCGATGCCATTAACTCTGCGCAGTGGGGCGCGGGTGCTTATGATGCTTATGGGACGGGAATACCGGCGCGGGGATACACACCTTATCCGGCGGTAGATCCGGCTCAGTCAAACAACGCCTCCGATGCCACAGGCCTGAATCCCTTCATGATTAACAAAGCTTCTGCGCCAAAAGTTGATGGTGAGATCAAGGTCTCTTTTGTGAATTCGCCTCCGGGTATGCGGGTTATGGAAACGCGATCCAGCGGTTTTGATGTCAGCCATGATGTTGGCTATACGCGCTTTGGCAGGTAATGAAAAATTAATCTGTTAATGAGTCCCACTCCGGTGGGATTTTTTATGTACGGAGTTTATATGACGTGGAAAGACAGACTTCAGGACGCGTCATTTCGCGGTGTGCCGTTTAAGGTTGAAGAAGAAAGTGCGGGAACCGGTCGTCGTGTGGAAACGCACGAATACCCGAACCGCGACAAACCCTATACCGAAGACCTGGGGAAAATCACTTTCCGCCCGTCCATCACGGCTTATGTGGTGGGAGATGACTGCTTTGACCAGCGCGATCGCCTGATTGACGCGCTGAATAAACCCGGTCCCGGCACGCTTGTCCATCCGACTTACGGTGAGCTGAAAGTCTGTGTTGACGGAGAGGTTCGGGTCAGCACATCGAAGAGTGAAGGGCGTATTGTCCGCTTTGACCTGAAGTTTGTCGAAGCGGGAGAACTCTCTTACCCCACATCAGGTGCGGCGACGGCGCAGACGCTGATGTCATCCTGTTCTGCACTGGATGACTGCATCAGTGACAGTTTCAGTAGTTTCAGTATCGATGGCGTGGCAGATTTTGTGCAGAACGACGTCGTCGGTAATGCCAGCACAATGCTTGGGTATGTTTCTGATGCGATGAAAGTGGTGGATTCTGCCGTATCGGATGCCGCCAGGCTGTTGCAGGGGGATATCTCGGTACTTCTGCCGCCGCCATCGTCAGGCAAAAATTTCGTTGAGCAGGTGCAGAAAATGTGGCGTACCGGGAAACGCCTTTATGGTAACGCCAGCGACCTGGTCACCATGATCAAAACGCTTTCCGGTGTCAGCCTCGGCAGCGATCTGCAACCGCGCGGCGTCTGGAAAACGGACAGTAAAACCACCGCCACGGCTACGCAGCAGCGTAACGTGGTTGCCAGCACCCTTCGTACGACCGCAATCAGCGAAGCGGCGTATGCCGTCACCCGATTGCCTGCGCCAACAACTTCCGCGGTGATGCAGAATGCCGCAGTGGGGCAGGCAACAACACCTGCGCAGAGCACTGGCTGGCCTTCCGTCACGCATCCGGCACTGAACAATGCACCGGCGGTGAAAAACACAGTTGACCTGCCGACGTGGGAAGAACTGACTGACATTCGCGACACACTGAATACGGCAATTGATAAGGAGTTGTCCCGTACAACCAGTGATGCGCTGTTTCTGGCGCTGCGCCGGGTGAAAGCAGATCTGAATGCGGATATCAACACGCGCCTTGAACAGTCTGCACGGATCATTCAGCGCACGCCGGATGAGGTTTTACCCGCGCTGGTGCTGGCGGCGACCTGGTTTGATAACGCGGCGCGTGACGCGGATATTATCCGGCGTAATGCCATTACGCATCCCGGCTTTGTGCCGGTGATCCCTCTGAAGGTGCCAGTGCAATGAACGATAACGTCACGCTACGGGTAAATGGCCGGGAGTGGAATGGCTGGACATCGGTGCGCATCGGTGCCGGTATTGAACGGCTGGCGCGGGATTTCAGTGTGGAGATCACTCGCCAGTGGCCGGGAGATGAGGGTATCACCACGCTTCAGCCGCGCATTAAAAACGGTTCAAAAGTGGAAGTGCTGATTGGTGATGAGCTGGTGATCACCGGCTGGGTGGAGGCGACGCCCGTTCGGTACGATGCCCGTTCGGTCAGCACCGGTATTGCCGGACGTAGTCTGACGGCTGACCTGATTGACTGTGCAGCCGAACCGACACAGTTTAACGGACGCTCGCTGGTGCAGATTGCGCAGGCGCTTGCTGCGCCTTTCGGCATTGAGGTGGTGAACAGCGGTGCGCCGTCGGGTGTTATTCCTGATGTTCAGCCTGATCACGGTGAAACGGTGATTGAGGTAATCAACAAAATACTCGGTCAGCAGCAGGCGCTGGCTTACGACGACCCGCACGGCAGGCTGGTGATTGGCGGTATTGGCTCAACGCGGGCACATACCGCGCTGGTACTTGGGGAAAACATCCTTTCCTGTGATACGGAGAAGAGTATCCGGGAGCGGTTTTCTGTTTACCAAGTGGCGGGGCAGCGTGCCGGAAACGACGATGATTTCGGTGAGGCCACCACCACCGCGCTGCGGGCCCGCACAGAGGACGCATTTATTGCCCGTTACCGTCCGATGTATATCAGGCAGACAGGGCAGGCTACGGGGGCAGGCTGTATTGCGCGTGCTGACTTTGAAGCCCGGCAACGGGCGGCGCGGACGGATGAAACCACCTATGTGGTGCAGGGCTGGCGACAGGGTAACGGTACGCTGTGGCAACCCAACCAGCGGGTGATTGTCTTTGATCCGGTCTGTGGTTTTGACAATACCGAACTGCTTGTTTCGGAAGTCACGTTTACTCAGGACCAGAACGGCACCCTGACGGAAATCCGTGTCGGCCCGCCTGATGCTTATCTGCCTGAACCTGAAGCCCCCGGCGCGCGGAAAAAGAAAAAAGCCAGAGTACAGGAGGACCCGTTCTGATGAGGACGATTGAAGCCATGCAGCGACAACTTCTCGGCCTGATTGGGCGGGCAGTGGTGAAAAGCATCAGTGCCGCCACGAAATGTCAGACCGTGGATGTGTCCCTGATTGCCGGTGAACCCAAAGCCGGGGTTGAACATCTTGAACCCTACGGTTTTACCGCAAGGGCAAACAGCGGTGCGGAAGCGGTGGTGTTGTTTCCGGATGGCGACCGTTCTCATGCGGTGGTTGTTACGGTGTCGGACCGGCGCTACCGCCTGAAAGGGCTGCAGACGGGTGAGGTGGCTGTCTATGACGATCAGGGGCAGTCTGTGACGCTGACCCGGGAGGGGATCGTGGTGGACGGTGCAGGTAAAACGATCACGTTTCGCAATGCGCCCAGAGCACGTTTTGAAATGGACCTGGAAGTGACCGGACAGGTGAAAGACCTGTGCGACTCCGGCGGCACCACCATGTCAGCGATGCGGCTTGCCTATAACGGCCATTGTCACAGAGAGAACGGTCAGGGCAGTAACACCGACAAACCGGATAAAGCGATGGAGGCATGATGGAACTGTGGCTGACGGTGAACGGTAAACGCACCTGCGCCAGCGCACCGCTGGATCCGCTGACCCGCGCCGTGGTGATTTCCCTGTTTACCTGGCGGCGGGCGGAGCCTGATGACAATGCCGACGTCCCGATGGGATGGTGGGGGGATACCTGGCCTGCGGTACAGAATGACCGTTACGGCTCCCGGCTGTGGCTGCTTCAGCGCGGCAAACTGACCAATCAGCTGGTGCAGACGGTAAGGGGGTATATCCGCGAATGCCTGCAATGGATGATTGATGACGGTGTGGTGTCCCGTATTGATCTGGATATCCGCCGCACCGGGATTAATGAACTGGGTAACAGTATCACTCTCTGGCGTCGTGACGGACCGGTAATGATTTCTTTTGATGATCTGTGGAGTGCGATAACGCATGGCGGACAGTGAATTTCAGCGCCCGACGCTGGCAGAAAATATCAGTATGCTCCGTAACGATTTATTCGCCAGGCTGGACGTCAGCGACACGCTCCGGCGCATGGATGAAGACGTGCGGGCAAAGGTGTATGCGGCGGCGCTGCATACGGTTTACGGGTACATCGATTATCTGGCAATGAACATGCTGCCTGACCTGTGCGATGAGTCCTGGCTGGCGCGACATGCTGCGATGAAACGGTGTCCGCGCAAGGGGGCCACGGCTGCCAGCGGGTATATGCGCTGGGAAGGTGTCAGCGATGGCCTGAAGGTGACCGCCGGAAGTGTTATTCAGCGCGATGACCTGGTTCAGTACACGGCAACTGCCGATGCAACCAGCACCGGTGGTGTCCTGCGCGTGCCGATCGCCTGCTCAAGTGCAGGCGCGGTCGGTAACGCTGACGACGGTACGTCATTAATCCTGGTCACGCCGGTTAATGGTCTGCCGTCTTCCGGCGAGGCAGATACCCTGACAGGTGGATTTGATACTGAAGAGCTGGAAACGTGGCGCGCCCGCGTCATTGAGCGGTATTACTGGACGCCTCAGGGCGGGGCTGACGGGGACTATGTCGTCTGGGCTAAAGAAGTGCCCGGCATTACCCGCGCATGGACATACCGACATTGGATGGGAACGGGGACTGTCGGTGTGATGATTGCCAGCAGTGACCTGATTAACCCCATTCCGGAAGAATCAACGGAAACGGCGGCAAGACAACATATCGAGCCACTGGCCCCGGTGGCAGGCTCTGATTTGTATGTATTCAGGCCGGTGGCGCACAAAGTGGATTTTCATATCCGCGTGACGCCGGACACACCGGAAATACGGGCTGCCATCACCGCGGAGTTGCGTTCATTCCTGCTGCGTGATGGTTATCCGCAGGGAGAGCTGAAGGTATCGCGTATCAGTGAAGCGATTTCCGGTGCGAATGGGGAATACAGCCATCAGTTGCTTGCTCCGGCGGACAATATCTCCATTGCAAAAAATGAACTGGCGGTTCTGGGGACGATTTCATGGACGTGACAAACGATGATTACATCCGTCTGTTGTCGGCACTGTTGCCCCCTGGGCCGGCGTGGTCAGCCAGCGATCCGGCGATTGCCGGTGCGGCACCGTCATTAACCCGTGCTCATCAGCGTGCGGATGCCCTGATGCGGGAGCTGGATCCGCGCACCACCACCGAACTGATAAACCGCTGGGAGCGTCTGTGCGGCCTGCCGGATGAATGTATTCCGGCAGGGACGCAGACCCTTCGCCAGCGTCAGCAACGGCTGGATGCGAAGGTTAACCTGGCGGGTGGCATCAATGAGGATTTTTACCTTGCGCAGCTTGCTGCCCTGGGCAGACCAGATGCCACCATCACGCGATACGACAAAAGCACGTTCACCTGCTCATCGGCCTGTACTGACGCGGTGAATGCGCCGGAATGGCGGTATTACTGGCAGGTCAATATGCCAGCTGCCACCAACACCACCTGGATGACATGTGGCGATCCCTGCGATTCCGCACTGCGTATCTGGGGGGACACCGTTATCGAGTGCGTGCTTAACAAACTCTGCCCGTCGCATACCTACGTAATTTTTAAATATCCGGAGTAATCCATGCATCGTATAGACACGAAAACCGCGCAGAAGGATAAGTTCGGCGCGGGTAAGAACGGTTTTACCCGTGGTAACCCCCAGACCGGCACGCCTGCCACCGATCTGGATGATGACTACTTTGACATGTTGCAGGAGGAGCTCTGCAGCGTGGTGGAGGCATCCGGTGCCAGCCTGGAGAAGGGGCGGCATGACCAGCTGCTTACCGCGCTTCGTGCGCTGCTGTTAAGTCGCAAAAATCCGTTTGGCGATATCAAATCGGACGGCACGGTGAAAACGGCTCTTCAAAACCTTGGTTTGGGAGATACAAGCGGATACGTGGGACGCCGGCTGAGTACCCGGGCTTTCGCGTCATCAGGTACGTATACCCCATCACCAGAAACAAAACGGATCAGGGTCACAATAACGGGCGGCGGTGGCGGAGGGGGTGGCTGCCAGGCTATATCCAGTAACGAAACGTTTTTCGGTGCTGGCGGTGGGGCCGGAGGGACAGTAATCACCATACTGACCCCGACACAGAATAGTTATCCTGTCACTATCGGCGCAGGTGGGGCCGGCGGCGTTGGTGCGACGAACGGCCTCAAGGGCGGTTCATGCTCGTTCGGATCGGTAATAGCCCCTGGTGGTGAAGGCGGCGGAAAAGTAGGAGTCACAAACACAAACGGCGGTAACGGAGGCGTACCGAATATTGGCGATATCCGCATCACTGGTGGAGATGGAGGCGACGGTCAGTCCGGGAATATCAGCGTCAGCGGTGAAGGCGGTGCATCGTACTGGGGAGGCGGTGGACGTGCAGGCGCTGGCGGTGGCGTTAGAGGCAGGGCATTTGGTTCAGGCGGAGGTGGTGCATACGATGCAGGTTATAGCGGAACCAGTATGACGGGCGGGAAAGGTGCTGATGGGGTTTGTATTATCGAGGAGTTTGCATAATGAATGCGTCATATGCAGTTATTGAAAATGGGATGGTTGTGAATGTCATTGTCTGGGATGGCGAGGATGAATTCACTGTGCCGGATAATCTGCAGCTCATTAATATTTCTGATATCAGTGAGCAGCCCGGAATCGGCTGGGCGTATTCAGACGGGGTATTTACTGCGCCGCTCCCTCCGGAACGTTCTCATGATGAACTGGTAGCTGACGCTGAACAGAAAAAACAGTCGTTGATAGACGCAGCAATGGTCAATATCAGCGTGATTCAGTTAAAGCTGCAGGCCGGGCGCAAACTGACGCAAGAAGAAACTACCCGACTTAACGTTGTGCTGGATTATATCGACGCTGTGACGGCAACAGATACCAGCACCGCACCGGATGTCATCTGGCCTGAACTGCCGGAGGAGTAGGCCATTCAATATCTGGCGCACTGGAGGTATCAACCAGCTCCAGTGCATCCAGATAATCCAGCCACAGATTAAACTGCACTTTTCATCATCAGACAATCGTCCAGGCGCGAGCCTGGATGCTGGCATCTCTGCCCAATTTAAATTTGAGAGGTAATTATGTTAACAGTTAATCCACCAGTATGTGCCGGGTGCCTGCGGGTAAGTGGCGGCGGCAACCTCGTGAACCATCCCCCAATCCAGAGCTGTAGAGGCATTGGCTATGGTGGCGGCGGAGATAACCTCCTTCCACTCATTGCGGCTCTTACTGAGCTCAATCTGACTCTCCAAAATATCGACAAAACGCTCCAGGTCATTATTGAGACACGCGCTCCACTCACTGACGCGTGAGTGATCCACGCTTGGGCCCATCAAGCCCCAGTGAAAAGGATGCAGTAAGAACCGACTCCCAGGATTCGCCTTACGTTCAGACCCTGCAAGAAAAATGATATTAGCGACTGATTCAACATTGCTAAGGTTATGGGTCTTTACTGGGATTGGTAGGGCCTTTAGAAAGTGATAAGCAGTAAAACCTGCAACGAGGTCACCGCCCGGACTGGAAATGTAAATGTTTAACTCAGTCGCCCCCTGATTGATAGCTCCAAGGCAATTGCTAATTAAAGCGTTAACGGTGGACTGATTTACGGGCACCGTGAAATTTATAGTATGCAGCATCACTATCTCCTTGTTTAGTTAGTGGACACATTACCCTGGGAGCAATAAAAAACATAACGCATACTGCATGCTTAGTTGGTGACCGGCGATCTAAGTTTAGCAAGGATGCATATCTGAAGGCGATACGCTGGTGGTCTGAAAGCGTGACCGCCTCGGTCGCAGCATGCGACATCTTGTTGGGTTAGTGGAGGAACTGCGGGAGAAAGGTGTTAACTTCCGGAGCCTGACGGATAGCATCGATACGAGTACGCCTATGGGGCGCTTCTTCTTTCATGTGATGGGTGCCCTGGCTGAAATGGAACGAGAACTGATTGTTGAACGAACAAAAGCTGGCCTGGAAGCTGCTCGCGCACAGGGACGAATTGGTGGACGACGTCCCAAACTTACACCAGAACAATGGGCACAGGCCGGACGATTAATTGCATCAGGAGTTCCTCGCCAGAAGGTGGCGATCATCTATGATATTGGCATATCGACTTTGTATAAGAGGTTTCCGGTCGGAGATAAATGAAACCGTAGCACGTCGTATGCAAGAACGTGCTACGACTGGCTGGTGAACTTCCGATAGTGCGAGTATTGAATGATTTCCAACTGTTATCGATTTTGCGTATTTTTTGCATGAGAGGATTTTTACCTCCTCCCACCGATCCTCCATGGCTTTACGCCAGTGTCTCTGGTCTGCTATGTGCCAGATGCGGACTTTGCAAAAAGTACGGTTCGTTAATCATTATGGTGGAGGCGACGTAATCTGTCTCATAATTTCCTAGTATTGCTTAACTCACTGAAAACGTTTATATTGTCATTGCGAACTATCGTTTGATTGGTGATGCTGCCAACTTACTGATTTAGTGTATGATGGTCTTTTTGAGGTGCTCCAGTGGCTTCTGTTTCTATCAGCTGTCCCTCCTGTTCAGCTACTGACGGGGTGGTGCGTAACGGCAAAAGCACTGCCGGACATCAGCGCTATCTCTGCTCTCACTGCCGTAAAACATGGCAACTGCAGTTCACTTACACCGCTTCTCAACCCGGTACGCACCAGAAAATCATTGATATGGCCATGAATGGCGTTGGATGCCGGG